ACACGTAAAACTTGCCGTTGCGAATCCGACCTTGTGGAAACAGGTAATGCAGGACCGCCTCCAGACGGTCCAGTAATCCCTGGCGCAGCGCATCGATGTCATCAAACATCACCGTGTGCTGTTCCGGCGCGTCGTTGAAATCCAGCCAGATTACGTTGTCGGCCATCATGCGGTCCTCCAGCAACGCTTTTGCCAACTGCAGTATTTGCATTCGTAGTGGGAGGGATCAGCGAAACTGCGTGGCAATAACTCGCCTGCTTCCGTTGCCAGAATGACTTTCACCGCCCGATCCGACATGCGTTGCGCAAGCGCCGGATCGAAGGGCACCAACTCAAACCACAGTTCCTGGGTATCCTTGTTGATCGCGGTGAACAGTGCAGGATTGTCTGCCAAGCCGGGTACAGTGCTGTCCATATAGGCCTGATAGGTTGCCATTTGTGCGGCATAGACGGGTTTGGTGACCGCGACACCGGATTTGACGCAGGCTTTCCAGTGTTTGTCGGCCATGGTTTTACATTCCCACAGCATTGGAAAGCTCAGATTGAGTGGTGCCGGCGCCGCCGTGATAATGCCGTCGACATGACCTTTGATCTTGCCACCAGCCACTGAAAAGCCTAACTGACCACCATCGGCTTTTTGATTATGCAGTTCAAACCCCGCCAGTCGCAGCCAGCGGACCGCTAACGCCTCAAGCGAATGACCCACTTCGAACACCCGTAAGAGGCGTCCGGAAAACGCACGTCCGTCATCGACGGGTGCGCCGGCGTATTCGTATTGCAAAGCCCGCTCGCAGACCACACCTAAACGTGAGGCCCCCAGATAGTTGCGAGGGGCTTGTTGTTGACGTTCGATCGCCAGCGACTGGTCCAGCACAGCCGTGACTTGTTCGTAAAATTTCGGTTGATGATTAAAATCCAGCATCAGAACATTGCTCCCTTGGTATTTAAGGATTGCTGACGCGACAGCCGTTCTTCTAAAAATTGCCGATCCTGCTCAGCCAGACGTTCATGCTCCTCGATCATGTAGTCCTGGTAAGCACAGATCACGATGTCGATCAGCATCAAGACTTCTTCCTGGCTGTAATCGGCCAGCGCTCTTTCCATGCCGATGGAGCCGACATAACCACCAAGTGGCAACAAGCAGGCATGCATTGCAGCCTTTTCCATTTCACTGGCATCGATCATGCCCCCTCCGGTTTTGGTCATCAGTGTTGAGAATGCCGATTGGCAACGCATCGAGCAGAATTGTCGGGACAGACGCATTCGACGCGGATCGCCACGCGTGTATTGCACGGGACAATAGATAAAGCCCCGCGCTTGTCGTTTGCAAACTGCACAAGTCATGGCGTACCTCCCTGTACGCCCCCCTTCGGGTCGCCTGTCGGCGATGCAAATGTTCCATCCTGTCCATTTGTCACGCCGCCTCCCGATAACTGCTGTTGGCAGCCATCACCAGCTGTTGAATGCTGGCTTTGTTGAAGAGAAAGGACAGCAGGGCTGAGGCCTGATAACGGGTCAACCCAAAATCAGTCCTCACTTGAGGTGGCAGGTGCCGAAGCTGTTTTTCGGTCGGCGGTTGGTTTAGCCAGTGCCGGGATTTGTGCGCCGAATCCTGGGATTCGTGTTCATTGAGCCAATCGTCAGCTTGTGCCATACAGACAGTGCGTTCGCCGACCGCCAACAAACGCGGCTTCATCTCTTTTCTGCCGCCGATCGCATACCAGCGGCCATTTAGGAAAAAGATGCCGCCCCAGGCATTGAAACCGGTTGCCATCAAGGCATCGTCGCAGCCAAACAAATCGCACCAGCGAAAGTTGGAGCGTTTCAGCAGATCGATTTCGCTCATGACAAAATCGGCTAACGGTTCGCGCTCGCTGGACGGAGGCAGTTCTTCACCTTCCTCGCGTTCCCAGATGTAGCCGCACAACGGGCATTCCATGATCGAACGGGGTACTTCGGCTTCGCATACCGGACAAAGCTTGGGCTCCTGATGGCTACTGCCATCGAGATTGACTTCCTGTTCCAGCGAACCGTGGGTCAGTGTGGCCGTGCCAAAATCCAGAACGATGCAGTCAGTTTTCACGACGCCCGGAAACTCCTCGGGATCGACCGTGCGCAGGCCTCGGCCGATCATCTGGATCAAGGTTGATTTGTAGGAACTGGGCCGTAACAGGATGATGCAGGCGGTAGGTGTGTAGTCGTAGCCCTCGGTCAATACGGCGACATTGACCACGACTTGTGCTACACCCGATTCGAAATCAGCCAGGCGTTGCTGGCGATCGGCATCAGACAGTTCGCCATGGATCAGTACCGAGGCAATCCCGGCTCGATTGAAGGCTTCGCAAACCGAATCGGCATGGGCGACCGTGGAACAAAACACGATGGTTTTGCGATCATGCGCCTTGTCTCGCCAATGCCGGATCACTGCCTCGGTGATGGGCGCCTTGTTCATGATCGACGCCACTTCGTTCATGTCAAAATCCATTGACGTTCGACTCACCCTGGACAGTTCGCCCTGTGTACCGACATCGATGACAAAGGTGCGTGGTGGCACCAGGTAACCGGTACGAACCAACTCACCCAGGGTGATCTGGTCGGCGACATTGGAAAACACTTCGCGCAGGCCTTTGCCATCACCGCGATTAGGTGTGGCTGTTACGCCGAAAATCTGCGCATCGGCATTGGTGTCCAGTACCTGATCGACGATTTTGCGATAGGTCGGCGAAGCCGCATGGTGGGCTTCGTCGATCACCAACAGGTCAATGGTTGGCATGGCCTTGAGATGGGTATTGCGCGATAGCGTTTGCACCATGGCGAAGGTCGCTTGACCCGACCAGGACTTTTCATCGGCATCGAACACTGAAGTGCTGATGCCCGGATTCACCCGCTTAAATTTGCTATGGTTTTGCCGGGTGAGTTCGTCACGGTGGGCCAGGATGCAGGCTTTGAGATCCAGGTTGGCCAGCACGTTGCCGGCCACCGCCGACAACATGATGGTTTTTCCCGAGTTGTGCGTGACGGTGAAATCGGCCAACAAGTAACGATGGTCGGCGTCAACCGTAAACCCATAATAATCACCCATCCCTTTGGCATGTACCGTGAAACCGGTGCGCCGGACATCCTTAATTTGTCGCCGCAACGGGGCTTGCTTTCTGCCAATGCGTACTGGAATTTCGTGGCAATCGCCACTAATGAATATGCGCCAATAGTCAGTGTCAGCAACCTTCTTGCAGCGTAGGTTGGCCATAAAACCCAGGCTACGAGCAACAAATGCGACGTCTTCAGCTAATCGTTTAGAGCGGCTGCAAAATTCAAACAATCTGCCTCTCGACAAGTGACCATCGGTATCGAGCAATCCAGCCATAATGGCTAATCGAGTTGCACGATTGCCGAATTTGTAAGCCTCAGGCAAAAATTTGTCTTTTGCTCCCAGTCCGTACAAACCTAGATCACGCAAAACGTCGATGAGTACATTGGACACACCACGCGTACCCACCAAGTAGTAGGTATTGGCCAGATTATTGGGTAATTGCTCAACGCGAACGGATAGATTTAACTGATCCGCCTGCCAATAGATGGTTTCAGCGATCTCCGAATCTGGCGTTGTAATGCCGATGCTATGCTTGAGTCCTCCGTCGCCTATTAGCACACCCAAAAAATACGGATCTAAAACAGGGATTTCCCGGATTGGAAAATCCACTGCCACTCGAAACAATTTATGCAAATGCCGAATAGTGGCTGTCGCATTGAGGTATTGCGAGAGTGGAATATCAACGATTTCACCCCCACGACAGCCTTTGCCCTCGTTGGTTCGCACCAGGGTCAGCATATGGCCGGCGTTGACCACAAAAGACTCGCCCTTCATCGGGCGAACTTCGTACATGTCATCACGACCACGATGCAGATCCAACACCTGGCGCGGCAAACTGTCCATGCCCATTAGCTGATCACCGACCACAATGTCTTCCACCATTTTGGTGGAGCCGTCATACATCAAAATCAGTGTGCCGGGCGCGTGACACCCCGTGGGTGCGACGGCCAGCGTATTGCCATGTTGGTCGAGCGCTGCAATCGAGCGATCGACCAGTTGCGATTGTCTGGGACGCAGTATCATCAGTCCCCCTTACTGTGCCCAGCTAGGACGGTTGGGCGCCGACGACTGGCCGGCGGGAGTCAAGGGTGTGCTGGACGCGGCAGCCGTGACCAAAGTCCTGCCGACTCCCATCAGCGCTGGATAGTCTTTATGCTCAGGTGTAATAGCCGACCGAATCACACTGCGGTCTTCACCGTTTTGGTCTTTCTCCCAGTCGACTTTTCCGAGAAACTCGATCGCTTCGAGATTGGCGAAACTGGCAATACGGCGGGCGTTTTGTGCCGCAGGGCTGTTATCGCCCGGATGTATGCCGCGCGCCGAATTGAGAATGGCCTTGATGAACGTCCGGCCCATATGGGTCCACTCGGGACCTTTAGGACTGTACAAGCCAATCAACGACCACATCTTGCGACGCGCGTACTCGCCTTCCAGTACTACGAACTCGCAGTTGAGATAGACCGAACCGGTATTGGCGTTACGCGTGGCAAACCCACCGGTCCAGCCTTGCGAGGGATCGTCATAACCGCCGGGTTTGATGGTCATACACACTTTGACCAGGGTGCCTTTCGGAATCAGATCGTAAGAGGATTGTTCTGCTGCATTATTGAAATCAAAAAAGCTCATGATCAGGACTCCTGCATGGATGAGGTGGTGTTAAGGTCAAGATGGGTGGGACGGGTAAAGTCCAGACGTTCACTGGCCGGCTTGCCAGGACCTGCCATCTTGGTCATGAGGCGCCCAAGGTGAGGCTCCTCGATCATCTCCAGTCGTCCGGAACGATCTTTGGCCGGATAGCCCCAAGGGTTGAGGGTGTGACAGACAAAGGCGCGGTAGCAGGTACCGTCATCACTTTTGATGTCGGCCAGCGTCAACACGACGTCGACGATACCGGGAAGCTCCAGACCGGTTTTGGAGCCGTCGATTTGCAGGGAAAACATTCGGCGATTGAAGTCATCGAGTTTTTCATCAAGAATCCCGACGAACCAGACGTTTTTACCCCGAGTGTGCTGCAGATGCGTCAGCCAGGCGATCATTTCCTGCCCCATCAATCCATAAGCACCCCGGGTATCGGGTTTGCCGGTTTTTTCGGAATACGCCTGCGGCTGACCTTTGCACCATTGCAGGCATAAGCGACCGGCAACGGTGATCGAGTCGACGAAGACGGTTTCGTATTTGTCTAACACTGAAGGTTCGCCAAAACGGGTGCAGACCGCATCGAAATGGGCCTGGCTATAGGGTTGGTCATCGCGCAGCGCTGGATTCGGTCCGCCGATGAACACTGCAAAATCACGGCATTCCTGCCAGGTGCGCGGACGAATGGTGTCGCCGCTCCAGCCTTCAACGGCCAGATCACCGGCTTCCAGGTCGAAAAACAAAGCGGACACAGTATCGAGAGTCCAAAGCTGTGAGGTTTTGCCAAGTCCGCTTTTGCCCACCAGCACACCTTTGACGCCGCGAGGTTCAGCGAGCCGTTGATCGGCAGTAATAATTTGAAAGGCCATGATTAATCCTCCAGAAGTGCCAGACGGAAACTGGGCTTGCCGGTTTTCAGGGTGCGTGCCGAAGCGAAAGCGCTTTTGAGCGATTCTGGCCACGCGTTGAACTTGGCTTCCAAGATCCGATAGGTAACGTCCACGTACTCCGACGGATCGTCACCGTTGGCAGCAATGCGACGGGTGATCTCGGCAAGTCGCATCTGATCCCAATCGACTTTCTTGGGTAAATCAGCGGTGATACGTACATGACCGTCGTCGAAATGGACGACACCGGTGTCCTTGCCGGTAGCTAGGCGCAGTTGGTGGGCTCGGTCTGCGTACTTAAGATCCAGTGCGCGATCGACGTGCTCGACAATTGCCTTGGCAGCAACCAGCAGATCTGCAGCGTCATTCTTAAGCTGGAACAGCGACTCGCTGGCAAACGCTGCGAGCTCGCCGGCGGGGGTGCTCAGGACTTCA